GTTGGGAACGAACCCCAGATTGAACGCCAGTTGTAGTAACCGAACGAGTAACGCTCGTAACCCTTAACCAGAAGGTTATCGGTCACAAAATCGACTTGCATGTCCGATTCGTACTTTACACGTTCCATATACGACAGACCGTCGATGTTGGTCAGCAAGAACCAAGCAGTCGAAGAGGTCAAGTAATCGTTGACCAGATAACCTTCTGGCAAGCCGCCGGCGGTCATCATAATCGCGTTCACGTCGTTGTCGGCAGTACCCGGACGCAGTTCAGTCTTGGTAAGACGGATAGCGACTGGTTCCAACTGAGCAGGAACGATCAACTTACGAGCGCGGGCGAAGACCTTCAGGCCTGCCTGATCGCGGAAGTTGTAGCGGACGGCAATCATCGCGTTCAACAGGGAGGCTTCGTTCAAGTCCGCATTGGTTGAGGACTGGTTCGAGATGGTGCCACCGTCGATCGGATGGTCGGTTGCGATCAGAGCCTTGCCATCCCCGCCAACAGCAGCGTTGTAGGTGGTGGCAGTGTTCAAGACGTTCGCGCCGTAGATTTCCTTGGTCTGGAGAAAAGATTCCATCAGGCCGAGGTTCGAGGGCATGAACTGGGTCTTGTACAGGTTATCGTCGATCGCTTTGCGGGTGATCGCATAACCGAGAGCAATTTCAGTGTGCTCTTGGTTGTAGACGTAACGCTCACCAGCGTTGTTGTCGAATGCAGTCTGACCACCTTCAGTCTTCAACTGGGCGAGGCCCAAGAAGCGCATTTCAGCGGTGCGTTCCAACGCCATCTTCGACTCATGCTTGGTGAAGATCTTGTCGTACTGCGATGGGATCTGCTCGTATTTACCCGTGACGCCACGAAGGCCGGGAAGGAGCAGATCTTTGATAGACGCTAAATTAACGGCCATGGATCATACTCCCTTATACGCCCGTAAAGTTACGGGTATTTACGTTGTTAAACGCAACGATGGCCCAGTCATACGGCTGACCGTTAGACAGGGTGCCCTGCGAGCCGGGCGGATCAGTGATGATGCCGACCACAGTGAAGGGTGCGTAAACATTGTAAGTTGATGTGTTGAGCGTGGAGGTGTCAAGGTAAGCACCAGACAGACCATTCGCAGTATTGCCCGAACCAATAACGAACCCGATGGTCGAGTTGGCATCAGAGAGAGCGAGACCTGTGCTGTCAGTCTGAGCGACAAAACGAGCGTTAGGATCGTTTACAATGTATGCTTCGATCGTACCAGACTGCGGATCAGTGCCGCCGGGGTAGTAGTTCGACCATACAGTGCGCTTGGCAACTGCGGAGAGGTATTTAACACCTTGGAAGATACCAGCAATGCCGAGAGCGGCGGGGGTGGCACCAGTGGAAGCAGAACGAGCGATAGAGCCGTCCGACTGTGCGGTGACGGGGTCGCCGTAATAAATCGCGTTAGCACCAGCGGTAATAGCGGCTGTTACCTGACCATAGGTCGGGGCAGAACCATTTCCCTGATACTGACGGAATCCGTAAGGCGCGTTTGTGTTCGCCATGACGGGATCTCCTTTTAACGGGAAAGCTCATCATCGCACACCGGGGCGACTAAGAACCGAGGATGTATGAACCTCCCGCACCGAGGGGAGGCATGCCTTTTCAGGACAATGTAGTCAAAATACCACTATTAAGGCAAAAGTAAAGGGGCCCGAAGGCCCCTCTCTTTATTCTTTGGGTATTGGTACCGCTTCGTAACTCTTGCTGATCTTGGGCTTCGCTTGTGCGTGATCGCGTGTGAGCGTTCCGTCGGGCGTACCGGACAACTGAGCTTCTTTGTCGCGGACCTGTTTGCGGGCCTTTAGATACTCAAGGCGGCGGGTCTCATCAACAATTTCAGTAGGCCGTTCCATAAGGACAAGGCCTTTACGCTCAATGATCTCACCCTGCCAGTTTGTGGGCATCATCTCTGGATGACGTTTGGCGGGAACTGGTTCCCAACCGCGCAACCTGAGAGAAACCATATATGCAGGATCTTCCTGACCAAGAAGCAGACGGCGTTTCCATTCGTAGGTCCAACCTTCTGGCACGGAACCCTCTGGAATGTAAAAATCGTCATGCCCCTCATCCATATCGCCCAAGTGGCCCTTGAGCTGTGCTGTACGCATTTTTGCACGGGCGAGATGGTCTTCATCCCGTACAGTAGGGCGCATTTCAGCACGAGGCACACTATTCAACGGCTCACGGACGTCTTCTTCTGCCTCATAGATGTCCTCTGGGATCTCCATCGCCGGCTTCAGGCCCACTGGTGGTTTGCCCCTGCGCCGATTGGCCGTATTTGCTACTTCAACCATTGTATTGCTCCTTAATTAAAGACGGCCTTCCTTCTGAAGGGCGATTTTGTGTTCTGCATATTCTTTCGGTGTCATCCCAAAGGTGGCGGCCATGTCTGCTTCTGCCCTTGTGAGCGTCACAGTGCCCGGACGGCTGTTGTAACTGCCGTTAACGGGTGCTGCAGGAGGAGAAACAGACCGTTCAGATGCCTTTGCCGCATGGGAATAGGGCGAATCAGACTGCTGTTGCTGTTGTCCCACGCCCAAACGTCCTTCAATAAAACGGAAATAAGCATCCGAATCAGGCTCGATGCCATCTTCGACCGCATCTTCATGAGCACGAAACATCTTATTGATGGCCCGCTGATCCTGAATGGAGTCACGGTTTGCCTTCAACCATGCCGCAGAGCGCGGCGTGACCGAATTGATGATCTGGTCAAGTTGAGACATAGATGACTGTGGCGGAGCAACAGGCTGAGGAACAATTCTGGTTGTTTCCTTTGCCTGTTTTGCTTCTTTCTTCAGGGGGTCGTAACCTTTTTCAAGATCACGCAAGTTTCCCTTCAGCTCCATCATCTTTTCATTGATTTTGGAGGCCTCTTCAGCATCACCAACCTGCAACGCCTGCTGATAGGCGTCACGCAGCATCTTATTGTCGCGCTTCAAAGTTTTAATGGCCGATTTGACCATTTGAACCTCTGTGTCAGCCTTTTTAGACGTTGCCTTTTGCGCTACCTGAGCGGCAGCAATTGCATTCTGCTCCGCCTGATACCGTGCCAGACGTTCGGCATCCAACTGTTGACGCAACTGGTTGAGTGCAACCTCGGTATCATCGGGTGATGGTGCCGATTTTGCAATCTTTTCGTCCATAACAACCTCGACCGGGGTGTTATCGAACTCGTTTGGATCGTCTAATGGTATTTCCAATTGTTCTCTTGCCATGATTATTTCCTTTCATCACCATGCTTCATCAGGATCAACTACTCGTCCTTCGACCTGCGTATCTCGCAAGATACGGCAGTCTACACCATGAATATTGATGCTCCATCCGTCTGATGGGCGATGGACAATCCAGTCACCCAGCTCAAACTTTTCACCAGCAAACCAGCCCTCTGCGTTCTCTTCAAACGCACTAGGGCCAATTTTGACCAAAAGACCTACCTTGGATTGGAAGGTATCTTCCGATCGATTGTTGTCGGTCAAATAAAGGCCCGATTTTGTTTTTTCTGGACGCTTGTAAGTCGCCAGAACAATCTTGTTATTGAAGATCTCAAATGTGCTGAGATCTCCAATCTCATTGAGAATTGCCTGTTTTGGATCAATAGCATGTGTCATCTTCATATAAGGCATTTGGTTCCCCCTATTAGCCTTTGCTTACTACGGATTCAGCCTCTTCAACGAGCTCAAGAGCGCGTTCAAGTCCTTGCACTACCCCAACGTGGTGTTTGTAGGCAGCGAAATCTAGTGATTGGTGAGCAGAAACAAGCATTTTCGTCTTTGTATCAATTTCTTCGCGGATTAGTTTTTCAATTACGGATTGCAGATGTGTGGCATAGGTCAGCATTTGTGGTCCCCCATTGGTGGTTCGGTATTGGTTGGGACGAGACACAAGAACAGGGGGGATTGTTCAAGTGCCTCGCCCCGCCGCGACAGGGCTGGTGTCGCGGATTAGTATGCCTTCTGGATACCACTGCGCTTGGCAGCAATCTCGGTCTTCTCAAGGCGACCCAAACCACCACCTGAACCAGCGTCCATGTCTTCATAGTTGCGGTAATTGCGGTGGCCAACCTTGCCGCCGCTATTGTGCATAGCCCGCTTGGCAATCTCGGTCTTCTGCAACCGACCCTCGCCAGAACCAGCACCGGCTTCCATGTCCTTGTAGGAATGAGCCTTCTTGGTAATGCGGCCACCAGCCTTGCGAGGCATCGGAGGCATGCCCGGAGGAGGACCACCAGCGCCACCCATTGGCATGGGCATTGGGATCGGCATTGGCATCGGAGGCGCACCAGCACCAGCACCGCCGGGAGGTGGAGGCGGCATTATTACTGGGCGACCACCTCCGGGAGGTGGAGGAGGCATCATACCGCCAGCAGGTAGTCCACCCTGTGGACCTTTGCCGGCTGCAACGATGATGTTGATGTTGGTCTTGCCTTTGCCTGTGCGGCCACCAGCGGCACGAGGAGTACGACCACCGTCAGCACCCGGCACTTTGAAAGGGTAGCCCTTGCCAGAGAAAACTTCGCCGCCCTTGTCTTTGCCAGTACGAGCAGACGGCTTGACCATCTTCTTGATCAGGGCCTTGTCAGCCGCTTCGTCAGAGTGCTTTACTGCGCCACCTTTCTTATAGGGCGAACCGGAAGCACCTACGCCAAAGTTAAGCGCATTCTTGCCGACAATGCCAAGGCGTGGATCTGGACCCCCAGCGGTAGGACCGCCCGGCATTCCTTGACCAGCAGGCATGCCAGATGGGCCAGAAGGTGTTGCACCCATCATCATGCCGCCGGGCTGCATCATTGGGCCGCCCATGAACTTCTTAGCGCGACCGCCACGCTTCAGATCAGCGGGACGCTCTGGAGGCATTGGAGCAGGACGCACTGGAGGCATTGGTGGGTAATTGGTATCCAAACCTTTTTGGATTTCCTCGGTTGTCACATACTTGCCGCCGGGTCCTGTGATGCCGCGAGTACTGATTTCACCAGCAAATGGGTCTTTAGCGTGTGGATCTTTAACAGGTGCGCCGCCACGGGTGGCATGCTTGGTGCGCTTCATGCTGCCGCCTTCGCACTTCTCAGCGCGGCCACCCTTCTTAAAAGCACCGATATGCTTGCCAGCACCTTCGCGCTCTGCGTTGGCGTCTTTCACATTGCGATTGATCAGGCTGTTCGCCGACAGAGCGGAGTCACCAGACTTCCGAGCGGGGCGATCGGCGCGGGCCTTGGTCTCGGCACCCTTTACCTTGCCACCAGACTTGTAAGCGCGGCGCGTCAGAGGACGAGCACCCGTTTTTACGTTAGATTCAAGCATTTCGGGCGGGGACCAACTGGAGGAATCAACTTTTTCCAGTGGACGATCACTACCACCAAGCCGCTGGGCCTTTGCCTTCATTGCGGCTCTTGCCGACTTTGCTGTCTCAGACATCAGTCTCTCCTCGGAGTTATCCCCGCGTCCGGGGGCCGCCATGGGGCTTGGGCGGCTCAAGTCTTCTTGGATACTACCTCAAGTGCGCGGTTTATCAAAGCATCCTTTGCGGCGGCAACTTTCAAATTTCCATGCTTCAACCATTTCTTTAGGCCGGTAATATCAGTTTTGACCACATCCTGCACCCGTTCCTTGCCATGACGATCGGCATAGGACTTGGTGTACGCCTTGATAGCCTTCTTGCGCTTGTTGAACCCAAGCATGACCTTGTGCTCATCAAACTTGCCGGTGCTGTATTTGCGCTGGTCAATGATATAGGCCTTATTGCTGTCCTTATGCGGCCCAACCATGACATCGGTGTTCATCCCATCGGCGTCTTTTGTGCCGACGATTGCGCCGTAATCAGCATACTGCTTGGCCTTGAACTTCAGGCTACCGTCTGGTTCGTATTTGACCCGATCGTGGCCCTCTTTGACTTCAATGGCCACAGGGATGCCGTGGATCTTCTCGTGTTCTTTCTTGAAATTGCCAG